CGGTAAGCACGATATTATTCGTGCTGAAAACAAACATGAAGAAGATGTACTAACTAAAGCAGGCTTTACAAAGGTTGGATCTATCAAAGAGGGCGATAAAGTCGTCGCCCTGTTTAAGATCGAACAAAAAACAAAAGAAGTAATCAAGGTTGTTGAAGTGCCAACGAAAGAAAAACAGTGGCCTTATAATGAACAAAACCCTTTCCGTAAACCTGACCCTGGAATTTGGTATTATAACGACCATAACCCATTATATACTTATGGAACCAGTACTGGAGATCCAGATTGGACAAAGTATACAGGTAAAACAGTAAGTGATGCTGGTAATTCATATTCAGGTAAAGGATTCTATACAAACAATACTGCTGATTTAGATTATAGTTATAGTATTGACCTTTATCAATCGTTTATTGATCGTTGTAATATTGCAAATGACAAAACCGATGAAAAATTATCAGGTATGACTAATATACTAAACCAAATTGCTAAAAATACTGAATCACCAAGAAATATTTAAAAATATGGAACGGGTAGAAATTATATGGTATAATGTACCCGTTAACAACATGGAGAATTAACAAATGGAATTACGTGACGTACTACGCGACCTGGTAAACACCACCGCTGGAATTGATTTTGATTGTATCGCTATTTCAAGCGAAGATCGCGGCGAAGGCCAACGTGTTTATATGGAAGCTTATACTTCTGACAAAAATTTAGTTATGCGAGCACATACTAAAGAAAACGTACCTGAAGTTATTGGTCGTTTCGGTATTGGTAATCTTGGAATGCTTCAAGGTCTATTGAACCTAAACGTCTATAAGACTGAAAGTACTAAAATCGGCGTGAATGCGAAAGATGGTGTTGTTAAAAGCCTAACTTTCAATTCCGACGAAGCTAATACCAACTATCTTGTAGTTGCGGAAAAATATATCCCAACCCAACCACGATTCACTGACCAACCATACGATGTACAGGTTACACCTAGTGCCGCTAAGGTCAATGAACTAAAAAGCTTCTCAGGTGTGTTTAAATCTTTCTCTGCTTTAGTCACTCCCTACACTGAGGATGACAGCTTACATTTCTACGTTGGTGAAAAAGATAAAAACAACCATACAGGTACTATTCAGTTCTCTAAAACTGAAGGTGAACTAACAAAAGGTTATGGTTATCCAATTGACCGTGTGTTCCAAGCATTGAACCGCGTATCCAGTGCTGAAACTAAGTCAATGGGATTCACTAAAACTGGTATGATGAACGTAACTGTTGATACTGGTATTGCTGTTTATAGCATCTATGTAAGTGGTTGCTAATTTATATAAGGGAACTTAGGTTCCCTTTTCTTATTTGGAAAGTTATTATGAGTACCCCTCGTTTTATCGCTGATACCCATATGGGTCACAAAAATATCTGGAAATACCGTCCAGTCTTTGAAAGTACTTTACATAATGACTTGTGATACGATGTTTATCTTAGGAGATGCAGTCTTTGATGAAAAATATCTTCCGTTCTTCAAAGAACTTCCTGGTACAAAAATTCTGATTCTTGGCAATCACTGTTCAGAATATATCAGTACTAAGAAACTTTGTGAAACATTCGATGAAGTTCACGCACTCATGAAGTATAAAGAGTTTTGGTTATCACATGCACCTATTCATCCTGAAGAATTGCGTGGAAAAAAGAATATTCATGGACATGTTCATACTGAATCAGTAAGTGGATTAGAATATATGAACGTATCAGTGGATAGTTCTTTCATGAATTTCTTCCCTCGTACCCTTCATGAAGTTCGTCAAGGTTTTGAAACAGTAAATAGTACACAACAAATCTTCGCTGGTGTTCCTAATTCGGATGCACTCAGTGTTATTGAATCTAATCCGATAGCAAAAGCAGCGTATTACAAAGCACTGGAAGAATCAAGAAAAATTACTGTTTAAAAGGATAGAACATGCCACTTTATACTTACCGTTGTGAAAAAGAAGATTGTCATCATAGTATCGAAAAGATTGTCAAGTATGATGAACGTGAAAATAAAGCATATGATTGTGAACAATGCGGTACTGAAAAGTGCATGAAATTTGAAATGTTTACACCCGGTAATAAAGGAACTGCCTTTAATTTTAAAGGAAATTGGTTCAATACTACTGGACGATACTAAATTTGAATGGAGTCAAATATGAGTTTAAAAGCAATTAATGATTATGTTATCGTTGAATTACTAGAGAGCGTAACAAAGAGTTCAGGTGGTCTAATTTTGACTAAAGTTGAACCGCCATGTACTGGTACTATCATATCAGTCGGCCCAGGACGAGTACTTAATGATGGTTCTCGTGAAGAACATAATCTAAATCCTGGGGATGTGATCGTTTTTGGTAAATCTTCACTAAATATCCCATTAGAAGAAGATAGCAAAAATTATTATGTTATGAAAATTGGTGATATATTTGGGAAGAAAAATGGCTAAGAGAATTATACCATTCTGGATGTACCCTTCACATTGGGGTCTAAAAGGACAAGCTAAAGAGCTTGCATTAATCGATTTTAACTTTGAGGGCTTAGACGCTGACTTGAAACGTGCAGATATTTTATATCTAACACTTCATGAACGCGATGTAGCTAAAAATGAAATTCGATACAAACACGGAGAATTTACTGAATATGAATTCGAAGTGAATAAAGTTGATTTGCAATTCAAACATGCAGTTATTGGAAAAGACACTGTAGTACTTGATAAGTTGGAATTAGATCTTAAATTCCATAAAATTGATGAAAAGGAATATGATAAACAATTCATTGAACTCATCAAAGATGAAGATAAGAAATACATTGCAGCTTTAAAATATTCTTTAAAATACGAAGAAATTACTGAGAACGAGTACGAAAAAGAATTAGCAACATTTAATCGTAAGCCTTGGTTTGCATTTGATGTGGAATTCGATGAGGAAAGTAATGAAATCAGTATGATATTCGATTACAACGAATATTTCTGGAAAAAGTTACGTGCTGAAGGTCATCCTGGTGTTGACGAAGCAGAAATTATCGATAACTTTATTAAAGATTGGGGTCGAAAGTTAGCAACAGAAGATTATAGCGGTGACTATGACACAAAGCTAACAAGCGTAAACGACGAGATGAATCAACAGACTGGTTCTATTGATCCGAATTTCAAAATTTATGAATAAAAAAAGGACGCATGTTGCGTCCTTTTTTCGTTTGGATTTATTAGATAGACAATGCTGGAATAGCTTTGTAAACTTTAATCGCGAAGTTACCAGCGGTAGCAGCGGTAGCGGAAGAAGCTAGAATAACTTCTGAACCATTAGCAGCAAGCATTGGTACACCTGTTAGGTCATCAATAAGTAGACGGCCTTCATCGATTTGGTTAGCTGGTACACCTTGGAAGGTTACTAGGTCTTTATCAAACACGTTCGCACGTTCTACCAAGAAGGTAATAACGTTAGCAGCAGCAACAGAAGCAGCCGCAGTAACACCTGATGGTGCATTACGGAAGCCAGAAACAGCTACAGCTTGAGCAGTTAGAGAAGTACTTAGTACTACTGCACGTTGTTGAACAATGTCAATAACACGTTTAACGTTAGTTTGAGCAGCATAAGCAGCGGTATAGTCAGCTTCAAGGGAAACAGCTACGAAAGCAGTTCCATCAACACGAACAACACCTTTGTCGTTTAGGAATTCTACGATAGCATCAACATCTTCAGTGTTTAGGAAACGTTGTAGTTCAGCGAAAGATGCAACAGCACCAGTAACTTTAACAACTACGTTTGAAGCACCGCCGATAGCGATAGAAACGAGAGCGTTCTTACCATAGAAATAACCTAGTACTCCAGATTCGGAGAAACCATTAATACGTTCTAACATATTTTATTCTCCTTGAAATTATAGTAGTACTGGAAGTGCTTTGAACACTTTGATACCAACAGCAGCAGCAAGAGCAGGAGTACCGTCTTTCTTCTGGAATACACCAGCTTGTGCTAGATTGGTAGCAATTTCAGTTGTTGGATCAACAACTAGTGCATAAGTAGAACCAGGTTTGCCATCTTGTTTAGTAAACACATCTTGGCGTTCAACGATATAAGTAATACCGAAAGAACCGTCTGCAAGAGTACCAGCAGAACCGAAAGCAATTACGTTTCCACCAACAGTTGCGAAACCAGCAGCAGTAGGATCAACATCAGTTGACAATGCAGAAGTGGTTACTAGAACTGCACGTTGTGCAAGAGCTTGAGCGATGATGAATTGATTTTTTTCAGCAGCAGATAGTGCAGTTTGAGCAGCGTTATCGCCAGCTTCAGTACCATCGAATGCTACAGCAGAAACACCAATTTCTACATCAACTGGTAGAGTAATAACTACAGTTACGAAACCGTTATCACCACCCCAAAATTCGCGACTATTAGCAGACATACCATAGTTACGATCAAAAGAATTAAGACTCATTAGAAATCTCCTTGTTAATTTGGTGCAGGCTTAATACCTGCTTAATGTTATTTATCAAATCCTTTTCGTTACTATTAATAACGTAAAAAATTCAAATAAAATGTTTATATGCAACTATTTATTTCTTAAATGGAACCACATATAAAAATGTGGTATAATGAAGTAAATTATATGGAAAATGGAGTTCCTATATATGAAAACATATCTACTTGTGGATACACAAAACTGTTTCCACCGTGCTATTAACGTGGCTTCACGTTCATCCGATATATGGACTAAAGTTGGATTAGCACTACATATCACATTGAGCGGTTTACGTAAGATGGATGATCTTTTTAAAGCTGACCATGCTGTATTTTGTGCAGAAGGTCGTTCATGGCGTAAAGATTATGATCCATTTTATAAACAAAACCGTGTCGATAAAGCAAGCACAAGAACTCAAGAAGAAAAAGAAGAATCAGAACTAATGTTCGAGATGATTAATGACTTCCTTGATTTTGTTGACGCTAAAACTAATAGTACTCTACTTCGTTCTTCTAAATGTGAAGCAGATGACTATATCGCCCGTTGGATTCAAACTCATCCTGAAGATCAACACATCATCCTCAGTACTGATACTGACTTCCAGCAACTTCTGAATCACAATGTTAAACAGTATAATCCTGTTCAGGAACAAATTTACACTATTCAGGGTATATTTGATCTTAAAGGTGAATTGGTACAAGATAAGAAAGGTAATGCATTAGCAATTCCTGATCCTGATTTCATTTTATTTGAAAAATGTATCCGTGGGGATACTTCAGATAACGTATTCAGTGCTTATCCCGGTGCACCAATGAAAAGTACTAAGAAACGTGTTGGGATTCGTGAAGCATATGAAGACCGTGTAGCTCAAGGTTATGCTTGGAACAGTTTTATGAACACTAACTGGACTCGTCATGATGGTGAAGAAGTTACAGTACGTCAACAATACGAACATAACCGGAAATTAGTAGATTTAACTCAACAACCAACGGAAATTATTGATCTAATGGATGAAGTTATCTTTGGTCGAGGTATTAAAAATGTTCCAATGGTGGGTGTACACTTCCTAAGATTCGCAGCTAAATATGAACTGGTGCATGTACAAAATTCACCAGAATCTTATGTTAGATTGTTCGCAAAAAAGGATGAATAATGGCTATTTTAAAAATTCTAACTGAGTACTCATTCATTGTAGAAACCAATACTGGTGAAAAGATGGGTATTTTAGTGAAT